CATAAGTAATAGTCCCATCCGGCATCATATGACCCGTTCTAATCGCAGTTCCGCTGATTTGTGCAATATCGGTTGGTGGTTCGTGGTATATTACATCGTAACCCACACCTCTACCATAATTAACACTTTCAATATCAGGTATAATTGATAATAATATTTTATCAAAATTGTTTTGAAAAAATGGTTCTTCCATTAAATCTAACATAACTCTATGTGCATTCTTTGGATTATTCTCATCCACATCTACATCTCTAATAGCTACCCAAACATCGTTTCCTTTTTCCAATTGTTGGTTAATTAACCATTCATGTCCACTATGCCAATTCTGCCATCTCCCTATGAACATTGCGTACTTTCTTTTCATTTATTTGTTTTTTTAAATAAGGTAATATAGCTAACTCCTTTGCTTTTGCTTCAACCATAATGTCCACATCCAATTCGTATGTATTGGGGAGGGCGTTAATATAATCGGAGTGAGCTTGTGGTTTTTCTTTTTGATTGTTTTCATGTAATGCTTTTGATTCCGAATAATGTACAACCGGCGTTATATCTTTAGGCCAAGTAGATACTGCTAATTTTAGTGCCTGTTCTTCGGTTAAATCGCCTGTACAAAATGTGTGGTGGTGATAATCGAATACGATAGGAATACCAATTGCGTTATGTACATACATTAAATCTTTAACAGAGTACATAGATGCTTTATCATCATTCTCTATTGTAAGTCGATTTTGAACCGATTTAGAGAGTCTTTGAAAGTTTTTGATGAATCTATCCAATGCAGATTTTTTATCTCCGTAGACACCATTACAATGAATATTAATCTTATTGTAAGGGGTCAAAGACAATCCCATCATATCAAATACTTTACCATGTAGTTCCAAATCAGCGATAGTCTTTAAAACTACCGATTCGTTTGGCGAAACTAATACGTTAAATGGACCTGGATGAGAAGTTATACGGATATTATGAAACTTTGCGAAATCGCCTGCCTTTTTAAGTTCTGCTTTGATTTCTTTATAATCCTTTAATTGAGTAATATCGATATTATCGCCCCACGGAATAAGTGCAGATGATAATCTAAAGAAATATATATTATTTAATCTATTCCATTCTAAAATCTTAATAATATCTTTTGCATTGAGTAATGCAAGTTCTGATACATAATCTAATCCTTTGGCATTGAATGTTTTCTTCACCATTGTACGATTTGTGGTAATTTTCTTACCCATCGTCATATTAATACATGCATATCCTATATTCATAACCCAAATATAAGAAATTTATTTTACAATACCAAACTTTTTAATAAGTTTTTGTATTATCCAATTCTGTTCTGATTTTAGATAGTTCTTTTAAAGAACCTTTTTTTGTATTAATCCAATATTGTACCGCTTTTGGATTATTTATCCATAAATTCTTCTTAGACCAAGGAAATTCTGGATGCATCCATTCTTCCCATTGTAATTTTGCGGTATCCTCTTTATTTTCTTCTTCTTGTGGAATATTTTCCACATTAAGTGGCATTTCTTCCTCTAATGTTGGAATTTTTCCACTATCTTCGGTATTTTGTGAAGTATTTTCCACTATATCCTCTTTCGTATCTCCATATACTTCATACAATCCCAATTTTTGGTCATTTTCCATCATTTCACCTAACAATCTTCTTTGTTTTTGCTTTTTAGTTTCAATTAAGCCATTAAATGCTATAATCAACGCTACTGCAAGTGGGTCAAACACAATTACAATCAAAAATATGAAGAATTTTACAACATTTTTTAATTCCATACCAAATGCATCTGCAACAAATCGAAATCCACCCACTTCTTTTTCTAAATCTAAGTTTTTTATCTTAATTTCGTTAATTTTTTCAGTTTCACCGGCATTTTGAGTTTGTAAATCGGAAATTTTATCGTTAATTTTAGCAATTTGTTTATCTCTGTTATCTATTGAACGAATGAGACGAGAATTTACCTTACCACCATCTAAAATTTTGCCCTGATTTGTATTAAATTCCGTAATTTGAGTGGAAAGTTGAGTAATTTGAGCCGTATTTTGGTCAATTTTAGTTTGATGAACCAAAATTTCTCTGTCTACCTGTTGTAATTGTAGGGATTGTGCCTGAAATGCATTAGAAAGGTATCCAAATATACCCGCTGAAGTGATTAACATTAATACTGCAACAGCCAATGTAAGATACCATTTAGTAAATCCGGTGATTTCATCCCATTTTTGTTTCAAATATGTTGCAGCCACTAATTTAGCAAACTCTAAAGAGCTAGCCATTACCATAACCGATACGGATGCTCCTGCGAAAAGAACACCTAAACCAGTTACGGAGAAATATGCTGCACATCCGGCAATAATTAGTGCAGATAATCCGACTAAGAATTTAAGCCAATTCATATTATCTATTTATTCTACTTAATTCTGCAACTCTTTCTAAAATCTTTCTGCAAGATTCTAAAGTATTATGAGCTTCAGCAGGTGATAAATGTTGTGCACCTGAAATTCCGTTTTGTAAAATCCTTAATTTACCATCAATGGATTCTAATAAGTTTTGTATTTGTTCGTTGTAAATCATACTAATAAATAGTTTATAAATAAAAAAATGGGTAGAACGTAATTGCTCTACCCATTAAAGATACGAAAAAAAATTGAATTAACCAACTTTAATGGAGATAGATTTGCTCTTTCTTTCTTCCTTCTTATCAATTGTTAATATAAGTAGCCCATTAGAAAATTTAGCTTCCGTTTTAGTTCCATCGTAATCTTTACCTACACTAAATGTAATATCGATATCTTCAACTAATGGGGAAGTACCTTCTTCTTTTTTTGCTTTAATTGTTACTTTTTCATCTGTAACTTCTAATTTAATATTTTTAACATCGTGTCCTAAAACGCTTAATGTTAATTCTTGCTTACCATCTTCTAACTTCTTTGCCAAATAATTAGGTTCGGCTAATTTAGATTGATGCGTAGAATAATATGATGGTAATTGTGTTTCAAATAAGTCAAATAAACTTTGTAAATTTGATGTGCTCATAATATAAATGTTTTTGTTTTAAAATAAAAATTCAATTAATATAGTTCAAATACTATACCAACCCTCACTTTGTTACAAAGTTATGACAAATTTACACTAACTTTATAACAACTTTGACAATTTGTCATTAAATAGTATTATCTTGCGATTCGATTACTGTACTCATATGGTCAGCCCAATGCATTAAATGTGGTAAATTAGATTTGATTGCTTTTTTGGCATCATATACTTTTAAGTACTTAGTATTATCTTCATCATATAAACCATCGGTAAGTTTCATACCAAAGTATTCTTTCTCTGTAACTGAAATACCATAGTGTTGTAATGTAAACATAGTTCTATCGGTATGAGTCATAAAATCTAATTCATCATTTGATGTAAATAATTTACCTTGATTCTTAACATGCCAATCTGAAGGATTTAGTATATAGAATGGTTTACCCTTAGTTCCTAATTTACCTAAATCGTGATGTAATGCACAAAATATTAATTCTTCATCAGTAAAATCAGGTTTACCACCTAACTGAATAAATAATTCTTTAACTTTAATTGCATTCTTACAAACATTAAAAATATGGTCTATGTATCCACCTGTATAGCAATTATGATAACCAACATTACCACTTGCAGGTGAAATTGCTAAATTAACTCCTAATTCTTCTTCTGAATACATTAAAAGAAGTTTCTCCAATCTATCACCTTTAAAATATTTTTTGATTATGGCAATAAATCTCTCGTAATTGTCTTTCAGTTCTTTTTCTGTCTTTTGTTTCATTTTCTTTGATTTAAGTTTTATTATTATTTTTCTAAGCTTTTTTAGTGCTGTCAATTACTATACTATAAAAAGATACCTCAAATATACAAAAATTTTTTCAAATTTCCAAATTAATACAGGTCTTTTTTTGTTAAAATTTTATAAAGTATCTCAACTTCCTCTTCTGTAGTCAATTCTGGCATATCTTCATCAAATAAACGCATTGTGTAAAGGGTAATTCCCTCCTCCGATTCAAACTCTGTAGATTCGGATGACCATAAGGATGGTATGGTTTCTATGTTGTTTTCTAATTCTTCTTGCGTTACATCTATTAACGGAATGATGTAGTAATGAAAAACTTCATCAAGAGATTCATCTTTCATTTCTATTTTGATGCAAGGATTCCATTTAGTGAAACTTACATCTGTTATTGGTGTTTCGGGTACAACTATCATAGTAACAAATATATGAAAAATTTGTCATAATACCAAATTATGTTATTGATTTTTTAACAAAGCCATTTCGTAATTTATTTATTGGATTCAGTTTTGTTTTAAATTTTATATCCAAGTATTTTTCCATTTTACTCAAACCTACTTCTGAAAAATATAAATCTTCGTAACTTAATAATAATCCATTGTTTAATGAAGCAAAATATTCGTTTTCTATTTTTAATCTATTCACTTCATTATCTATTTCAACTGAATGTTCTTTTAAAAAATTTTCATCTATTGTGTAATATGCGTAAATAAATTTCTCTCCGGCATAATAATGGTGGTATATTTTTTTATGTTTAGACCAAATAAAACTTTCAGATTGTTCTCTTATATTATTTCTATATAATATAATGGTTTTATCAAATTTATTTACGATATCGACAAAATTAAAATTATCATGTGGAGATATTTTTACAATGCAATTTTTTATTTTATCTAAATTAAAATTAGCATATTTTTCTAAATTTTTAGGATTATGCGTATTAAATGGTTCGTGATGATATTCCATATCTAATTCCTGACTTAACCAATCGCCTAAAGAACGAGAGCCTGTTCTATAACCCGTATATAATAATATTTTCATAACTACATTATATTTTTTTTTCCGTTTCTATATTTTTTGGAATTATCTAATTTTAAAATTATAGATGTATTTAGGTATTCTTCTATTTTTTTTAAACCATCATTATAATATAAATCTTCATATGTTATATGTAAGCAATTTTCGCATTTACTTAATATTTCATTTTCCGTTTTTATTATTTGTTCCATACGATTTAATTCGTACACATTATCTTTCAAAAATGAATCATCTATTGTATATGGTGTAAAATGTTTTTTAATATGTTCTGCATATAGTCTACTTTCAGCCTGCTCTTTTATATTATCTCTAATAAGAACTATACACTTATCAAAATTACTTCTAACCAAATCATAATTAACTTCAGATGGAGTTAATTTTATTATAATATTATCAATATGATTTAGTGTTTTTATAAAATTTTTATTTTTATAAAATCCTTCTCTTTGGTAATCGCAATTGTAATGTGTCATCAATAATTGTGCCAATGATGTAGAACCAGTTCTATGCGTTGTGTATATTAATAGTTTCATTTTTTATAAAATTTATAATATAATTGGATATAGCATCGTGCCCTTCATAACTAGGATGTGCATCATCTATTTTACCATTGGTAGCATTTGTTATTGTTTGTTTATTATTATAAACATAACCAATCAAACCATCATCATGCATTTCTATTAAATTATTTGGCTTATTTAAATATTCTGGCCATTTAATTTCATTTATTATATAATTTGAAATTCCCATTGATGTTAATAGATTTGAAAGTTCAATAATTCTCCAAACAGCTCTTTCATAATATTTTTTAGTATTAATGAATTCTGCAAAGAATTTTCTAATTAAATTATATTTTGATTCGTTTAATATTAATTCTTTATCATTTAAATTTTCTTGTGCATTCACATACCTAAGAGTATCTTTCATAGATTCATCCCATTCTTTTTCTATATTTGTTACAAAAATAGTTTTAAAAAAATATGGAGATTCATTGGTTTTTATTATATAATCTTTTATACTTTCACCATTTTTTGGAGAACCTAATAAGGTTTTTTCTTTTTTGAATGGAAAATCGTATCTGCCTATTGTAGATGTTTGTAATATTACTATATCATTTGTTGATATATTTTTTATATTTGATAATATAGTATCTGCTATCCATTCGTTACTTAATCCATTTTTACCCAAATTTATTAATTCTAAATTAAGCGCATTAGATACAATTTCAGGCCATATTTTTTTATTCAAATCTATATAATTTTTATATCTTTTATAGTAATATGAATTTTCATTATCATTTGAAAAATTACCATTAGAATGATATTTGCAACCATGTCCTGCAGTAAAACTATCTCCAAAGCACCATAACTTATCCATTTTTTATATTTTTTAAAAAGTATTCAAATTGAACTAAATGTCCTTTTTCGCCAAAATTATTATCTATTAATTTACCATTTGATTCCAAAGTAATATCTTCTGCACCACATTTTATTAAATCTTCTCTAAATTCTGGCGTTGATATATAATATGATTTATTCAGTACTTTATCAAAAGTCCAATATACTATTTTAAATCCAATTAATTTTGATAGTAAATTTATTACATTTTCCCAATTATATATTTCAGTAATCCATTCGCTATTGTTTCTATTATTCAATACAGAATTGATTACATCCATATTAATTCCGTTTAAAAATGATGGATTATTTATACGTTCTGATTTATATTGATTTGCTCTTATTGTTACAAAAGAATTAGTATTTTCATCTACCAATCTAAATCTTTGAATATATCCCCAACCGATAACAACTACATCGTTTTTTTTAATTTGCTCCGAACATCTGCAAAACATATCAAAAATATCATAATTTGATTGACCGGATACAGCCATATTTTTTAACTCCAAACTCATCTCTTTAGATAATAGCTCGGACCATGTTTTAGGAAATTGACCATTCCTATATTCTTTATAATATTTAAATCTCCTTTCTTTTGTTTTACCAAATATAGCAGAATTATTATCACCAAATACCCATAACCTATTCATATATTTAATTTATAAGTTTAGAAAAATAATTTGCTAAATTATTATGACCTTTTTCACTATAATGTCTATCATTAATAAGACCATCTGTTTCATCTTTAATTAATTCTAAACTATCTAATAGAGATATTCTATGTATATTTAATATAGGATGTGTAGATTGAAATGGAGACCAATGAATTATCTTTTTAACATTAATGGATTTATTAATTATTTTTATAAATCTATTTAATTCATATTGATATAATGCATTATCTCTGTTTATTAACATCTCATTTATGGTATCTATTGATATACCATCATATTCGGATGTATGATTCAAAGTACTAATAATATCCGAATCAGCAGGTCTAATTGTGTTAAAGTTATTTAACTTATCTATTAATCTAAATCTTAATGTGGATGTCCAACCAATTATAACAATATCATTTTCAGAAATACTATCTAATGAATCTATAATGGTATCAAATATGGTATAATTATCAGTAGCGCTTATTGATAAATTATGCAGTTTTAATTGTAAAGAATCGTTTAAAACCTCACACCAAACTTTTGGAGTATAACCCTTCCATTTAATATATAATTTCCTCCAATTTTCTAATACGTTTCTTTTATTTGTTGCTGAAAACGAATCTCCAAAAACCCATAACTTATTCATATTTACTAAATTAAAAAATTTGATTTACTATCAATTTTAGTAAAACTATAATTATTTATTAAATCAATTAAATCTTCACTTAATGCTTTATGACCATTTTCGCTAAAATGCCCATCATCGATGAAACCATTTGTTTCATCTTTTAATGTTTCGTATCTTTTTGTAGTTTTTAGATTTGTATTTAATCCTTCTCTATCCTGAGCGAACGGAGACCAGTGAATTATTTTGTTATTATTAAATGTAAAATTTAATAATTTTATGTAATTATTTAATTCATCAATGTAAATATTACTATCTCTATTAATGCACATTTCTTTTAATGTGCTATTTGATAACTCTATATATTTTATTTTATCATTAGAATATAAAATATTATCTAAAAGACCCGGTCTTATTGTACTAAAAATATTAGTATTAGTTACAACTCTAAAACGCATTGTATTAGACCACCCAATTACTATTACATCATCTTTTTTAATTTTATCTAAAGAACCTATTATAGTATCAAGTATAGTATAATTATCAGTTCCACCAATAGCTAAATTGATATGATATAATTTTAATTTATCAGAAATAAATTCACCAAAAGATTTAGGAGTATATCCTTTCCAATTCAGATAATCAAACTTCCATTCGGTTTTTTTTGTAAAAGATTCGGTAAATGAATCTCCAAAAGTCCATAACTTATTCATTAAAATTTAATTAAGAATGCTTAGCCTTAATAGCTGCAAAAAGTATTTGTAATATACTCAAAGATGCTGCTTTATCTGCTGCAGTTGCTGATGATTTTATATTCATTATAGTTCAATTTATTTTTTAAATCCTAATTTTTCCCAAATAATTTTAAATGGACAAACGCCGGTTAAAGCTGCCAATGGTAATAAAATTGGTGGTGCCCAATGTAACCAACTAACATTATCAAATCCCGCTATACAATTAGCGATAAATACTACTACTCCTACTGATAGGAATGTCATTCTGCCTGATGGTGAGGCATCACCTAAATTAAATAATTTCATAAGTTTTATTTTTATTTTTGTTCATCATAAACTAATACACCATTAGCGTAAAAGTTTTGGTTATCTTTAACAAATAAAGTGTACGTTTGTGTAGATAAAAGTTCTTCTACGATAGAAACAACTTCTATCTCATTACCATTTTCATCTAAACACTTATCACCTATTTTTATTTTTTCAACTTCACCATTATACCATTGCTTAGTCTTTTCGGGTTCATATGAAACCATTTTACCCTCTGCATTATAATAAATGTGGTCAAATGTACTTTTAACTACTGAACCATTGCTGAATTGAATATCTACAATAGAATCGTGTATTGGAGAAACTATTCCTATCACCTCTTTAAGCTCTTTTGTATTTGTTTCAAAATTATAAGACCAAACCAAATCACCGTGATTTATTTCTTTAATTGGTTTGTTAATATCTTCCGTTGAAATAATAGTATGTTCACCAACACAACAAAATCCAGACCATGCACATTTATTGTGTAAAAGAATATTACCTACATTATTTTTAGTAATTTCATTATTAGGTGTACCGGCTACAAATACATCGGCTGGCTCTATGTCCAATATAACAATACTACCCGAATACCAAACGTTTTCCTTTTTAGTTACAGGTAATACTAAATTCGATGTTGTGATTACAAAATCACTTAAAGTTACATCATATGCTGTTTCAAATTTTATAGTATTATCCGTAGAACTGCTAATTAATAATATTTCAGAATTAGCCAATAAAGTTGAACCACTAACACTTTCATTACCATATTCTATATTTGTTAACCAACCTTGAAATGTATTTTTTGTAATATATTCTACCGATGCAGTTTCATAAGATATTGCATCCGATACATTTAAGTTAGTAAACCAAGCTATTGTTTCCTGCATTGATGCGCTTGTACTTAGATTTGGTAATTTTACTGATTTTATTGTGTTTCCAACTTCTAAATTTTCAATAGCAGTAATTTCTTCCGCATCGTTTACGATTTTAATAACTTCATAGTTTCCAGGTACACCATATCCTAATAAAGTTGGATTTGAGAAATACATAGATTTCCATTTTAAATCTAATTTATTGTCAGTATATGTTATAGAAGCTGTATCTAATGGTAATTGGTTATTTGTTACACTACATCCCAATGGTATAATAGTTTCAACATCACTCAGTAATATAATAGTCATTCTTATAACATCACTAATTTGATTATCGATAGTTAGATTACTATTCATTTCAAATTCTTGTAACATAACATCATCCGAAATACTCCCCTTTAAATTAGATAATTCTTCTTCAGAAGTTATTTTATAAAATGCCGGATAATTTATTTTATCAAAATCAGGCAATATTTTTTTAGCAATTATATTTGGAGAAACTCCATTATCTACTAAATTGGTTAAATTATCTAATACACTACCATCGCCAGAATATTTTAATTTAGTTTTTGGTAAAACACTTTCATGCCCAGAATCGAACAATAATTTTGTAACTTCCGATTTATCTCTACAATATGTATCATCTATAATAGCTGTTACATCATATGCACATCTTAAATAAAACGTATTTGATTCTTCTGTAATAGATGGAATAGTAACGCTATTATCCATTATTAACACCTTTTGTAATTCAATAGAATTTACATCACATGTTTGTTGTAATAAATCTAAAACAGGAGGAGCAATGTGTTTCTTTTTATAAAGAATAACTAATTTTGTATAACCATTATCATTCAAATATGTGAATAATGGATTTAAATCCAAATATGGGATATCCGGTAGATACAAATCAGCATCTGTATTTATTTCTAATAATTTATACCCATCTTCTAATTTCAGAATGTCAGCTCCTATTAATACGCTTTTCATATGTTTCGATTAAACTATTGTTTTTTTAATTGTATCTTTGTTTATAAATATTTGAAATTTACTTTTCCAATCAATATCAGCATTATAAATAAGCATAAACTGCTCTTTAAATTCATTTTTGTATATACTAATATTTGAATAAGCTAAATGCCAGCTATCAATTGTTATATTTTTAGAATATACTCGGTTTCTATTTTCCACACGATTTATACATTCTTCCAATTCAGCATACATCATAACCATATATGTAGTATATCCATTCTTCTCTAAAATGTTTCTTTGATTTAAAATAATAGATGCATCTCTACCAATGCCATCTATCACTATATTTTCATTATTATTTATTGCGTTTTTAAATTTTAAATTATTTAAAATTTTAGCTTCTTCAAATAAAGAATATGATTTTTTAATAGTTTCTTCATTGAAATCTTTGATAGTTAATCCTAAACCATTTTTTAATAATAATTCTTCATAAATAATATCAACATCTACGATTGTATAGTTTTTCAAATATTTACTACAAAATGTACTCTTTCCACTACCACCGCTACCGCATACAAATATTGCTTTTTTATTTTTCATTTAAATACGATTTTATTAAATTAATATCAGTTAAATGCTTATCAGTATCTTGTCCACTTTTATATATCATTTGTTTATCTATTAAATGATACGATGGTTTTAGTATTCGTATTTCATTTATAACATCAAATATATCATTTGAATAATTTACAAATAAATGAAATTCATTTAATTTAGTTTCTTTATTTAAGCACCTATATACATCATAATGGAGTATATCGTATTTTATTTTCATTTCTGGGTATATTCTAAATACCCTTTGTAATTCGGATTTATATTGTTCCCAATCTTCACTTAATATATTCACATCCAAATCGTTAATATCCCTATCAATTATATTTTGATATTTTAAACTTAACGAACCGCTTAATATAATTTTACCATTAGTAATTTTATATAGCTGATTGAATATGTTATTATATGATTTTTTTATCAAATGGTCTATCACCTTTTCTTAATCTATTGTTATTTGTATCAAATATATCTTCGTAATATATTATTGTTTGATTTAATTTTTCCGATAGTGTTTTTAATTTCGTATTCCACCTATGGATTTCATTAAAACACACATTATAGTTTGGTGTTTTTTCCCAATAATATTCTGTTTCAAAATCAATATTACCCCTATTGTGATTTAAGTAAGCCCAACTATCAACGCATTCTTTTAAGTTTTTTCTACTCAATAAATATATCACATCAAATCCTTTACTTAATTCGATTAACCAATCAATATTATATTCATCATTGATTAAAGTTTTAACTACAACATCATCTTTTGTATAATCGCTTTCAAAATTCTTTATTGCATTTAATAATTCAGCATTAGGTGCAAATGGTTCGAATACCAAAGATAACCCATTATCTTTTGCTAATTTTTTTGAAAAAGATGTGGAGCCTGTTCTAGGTAAAGATATAACCAATATTCTCATTAAATTAAATTTTTCATATATTTTTTTGATTTACCTTTATGTACAGTAAACCAACTATCCCAATTAAATGAACTGATGTTTGCATCGTAAGCTAATTTATCTTTTAATTGTAAATTCGGAAGAACTTTAAATGTATTATTATTTGGATTATAAAATTCTTTTAATTTTTCAGGCAATGGATTATTTTTGTAATCTAACCAAAATTGTGTATCAACTCTATCGCATGTATAATGGTGTCTTACAAATAACATATTTTGTTCATTTATATTTAACATCCTATCATTATATACATCTCTATATTTTTCATCAAAATTATAATCTTTTAAATTATTTAAAAACATTATACTAGTCATAAGTGAGGTTGCCTCCATTGGTTCTAAAAATGAAGAAGCTAAACCAATAGCTACACAATTTTTAATCCAAACTTTTTTGTATGTACCTGTTTTAAATTTAAAATGCTTTACTACTTCTAATTTTTGACCATAGTATTCTTCCGCTTCTTTTAAAACTGTATCAGCATCTACATATTTATCCGAATATACATATCCACATCCCCATCTATGTTTTAAAGGTGCTCCCCATATCCAACCATACTTCATAGCTATACCCTGTGTCCACGTTTTTTCATTTTGAATGTTTGGATTTGTTTGTGGTAAAAAAAATGCAATTGCAGAATTACAAACTAAATCTTTCTCATACGATTTCCATTCAGCTTTAAAATGTTTTCCAATTATAAGATGTTGAAATCCGCTACAATCAAATATAAAATCACAATCAATTAAAGAACCATCTTCTAATACTATTTGGTTTATACCAAATTCATCTTCATTAAATCCGGTTATTAATCCATCTATATAGTTTACATTTCTTTCTTCGGAAACATCTTGTAAGTATTTTGCAACCAATCTGGCATCAAAATGATATGCAAACATTTCCGAATTTTTTTGAAAATTGTGTTTAAACGATTTATTATCCCCTCTCCAATTAATGAATTCTATTCCATATTTTTTCGTACAACCTGTTTTTTCAATAAATTCTTTTTCATCTATTCCCAATCTTGTTAATAAACCTGGAAAATTTGGAGTTGTTCCTTCGCCTGCTCCAAGTATTCCTATTTTAGAACTAGCTATTAATGTTATATCGGCGTTTTCCCAATATTTTCTTACAAATAAAGCAGTTAACCAACCAACTGTTCCGCCTCCTACTACAACTATTTTCTTCATATAATTGAATTAATATTCTTTTTTTTAAATGAATAGAACATAGTAAATGTTAATCTGCCAGTATTGATATCATTTCCAAACGAATTGTCTAACGAATGCCATATATGAGCAGGATATATTACTAATCTATTATAAATATTATCCAAAGAGGTAATTACGTTAGCCCTATCATCATATAGTAATGTTCCTGAATTAGGTTGCGGTGATGGATTCATATATATCACTCCGGCGTAATCCGAATTAGAATCTTTATGAATTTTATTTGAACTATCGGTTTCTTCTAAAGTATAATGGAAGTAGCACCTATAATCCATATCTTTGAAAAACGTAGGTAATTTATTTAATACTGAATCGATTACTTCATTTCCTAAATGGATTTCCTCTAAACATCTATATCCTTTCCACCCTCCACTATCAGTATCAGATTTAGTATAATTCAATACCAAAGCCTGTTCTCTTATAGAATCAATATCATCTAAAACATTATCTATTATTATAACTTCTTCCATATCGATTGTAACCTTATGCATTCTTCATACATTTCAACTTTTGTTAATTCTTCTAATAACCATTCTCCCATCTTCTTAAATTCCTTTCTATGTAATGTAATATAAACGGGTAGGTTTTTGTACTTAACTAATACAATCTCTTTACAACTTCTATTGGATTTCCAATTGTTTAACTTATCTACTAATTCAGACAAATTGGATGGTGTTAAATTGACACGTTTTAGATATACGTTCCAATCTAAACAAATCCATCCCTTTTCTAATTTATATAAAGCCGATATATTCATAACTCTAAATATACTAATATTTTTTCAAATTAACAAATCGGAGGGGAGGGGGTAGGGGGTTCGTAAAAGAAAAATTTTGTCGTAAAGAAATTTCTTATCTCTATTGATAGTTACCACTTTAACCACCTTTTCTTTGTCTTTACCGCTCTCTTTATCCACCATATAGGAAAATATACCATCCAATATAAACCCATCACCAATGCGACTCCCATTAATAATGGAAGTATTAATATTGTAAGTACGATATCAACGGCTTTGAATTCCATAAGTTATTATATATCGATTCCCTTAGCCTTTAATCTTTCTAATAGTTGTAAGTTTGTATCCTTTAATGTCTGCTGCGATGAAGCCAGTTGCCTTCTCAACTCATCTTGTGCTTGAGTATCGCCGGCTTGTGCGGACTTTAATGTTTCTTCATTAGCAGAAATCTTTTTAGCTAATTCAGTAGATGATTGGGTAATGGTGTTAGATACCGATTCAACTGCTTTGGATTGAACATCCGCAAGTTGTGTAGAAGGTGTAGCGACCTTAGATACCATAACAGAATCCTTAGTAACTACTTGAACAGAGAAATCATCTCCATCCTCTACCGATGCTATAACGTTATATGATGTATTCGATTTCCCATTTGATTTACCAAAGTAGAATGTATCTGTAATGGATTTAAAATCTGAACGTAGTTGTACTAATCTATCGTTAATTGTTTTAAGGTTAGTAGCTAATACATCCTCTGGTATCCTTGCGTTCTCATCTAAGGGGGTTATTTGTAATGCGTTTACTGAATAATCACCTGAAAGATTTAAATCAAAAATAGAATATCCATCTTTGGGTTTAGGGAAATCGGTCGAAAGTGTCCAATTTATCTGCTCTATTAATCCCATTATATCCGAATCACTACCATAAGACCACTTAACCTCTTTAACTCCGGCGAAAGAACCCTTTACCTTTTCTTTCTCTATGGATTCCTTTACTTTAGATAGAGATATCTTTAAGATAGGAATAGATTTGCCCATCTTTGCTCCTAATATTGGGGTTAATTCCTCATATGTATAATGCGGGTTACTCTCAATCGAATCTTCTAAGTCCCGAATCAAATCCTTTGATGCGAACCATCTATTTAAATCTTCAATCCAAATTACTAATCCCCTAACCGATATATCCAATAACCCTTCTAATGAAGTAACCTTTGCGGTATCCTTCTTAATCGTTATGGGTTTAATCTTTCCCTTACCAACCGCTTCTGATTGAGCAGATATAGTATATGTACCTTCTTCCGAATAGGAATAACGATTTGGATTTTGTTGTAGTTCTATTTGCATAATTGATAAGCCCTTTTATATATAGTAGAATCTTTAATTCTTCCCCTTCTACCTCTTTGTAATTCGTAAACCTTTCGGATGAATTCTTTATATATGCCGGCATCAACTGATAATGCTACCATCTCATTTATAACTGAATCATCATTACTCAACTTATTCTTCTTAACTACATCGATTCTATCCATATAGTTAATCATAGTTGCTACCCCTATTGAAGTGGAATAGTCCTCTGCTATTTTCATATAATCCGTATCTCTTAACATACCACTTTGTTTGTTAATAAATATCAATCCTAAACAAAATAAATATACCTCATTTCAGTAGTGGTGTATCACACCTCATGTCAAAAAAGGGTTTCCCAGTCAAAAAAATTGACCGCAATATTTAAACGG